TAGAAAGGTCAAGCGCATTGGTTGTTCAAACATCAAAGATCTTGTAGAACAAAGTCAATTATCTATTGTTGATCAAGATACAATCATAGAAATGTCTACATTCGTAGCATCAGGTTCTTCCTATGAGGCATCAACAGGTAATCACGATGACTTGATGATGAACTTAGTTCTATTTGGATGGTTTGCTGCAACTCCCTTCTTCGGTGAAATGACTGATATTGATATGAAGAGTATGATGTATGCAGAACAACAAAGAATGATTGAAAACGATGTAGTCCCATTTGGTGTTTATGACAATGGCATTATAGAAGAAGTTGAATCCATCGTAGAAGGTGGAGACAGATGGTTCGTACAGAAGGACGTATTCTTCTAAATCTGTATATATATAAATAATGCTAGTGAAAACATCTTATTATGAAAACTTATTAATTTCCAATGAAGGGGAAAATACATGGCATTTCAAGTCTCACCTGGTGTGCAGGTAAAAGAAACTGACTTGACTAATGTTGTTCCTGCTGTATCTACATCTATTGGCGCGATCGCTGGAGCATTCCAGTGGGGCCCGGTTGGAGAGATTACAACAGTTAGTTCGGAACAAGCACTAGTTAATATTTTCGGCAAACCTAACGCAAACACCGCTAAATATTTCTATCCAGCTGCGCAGTTCTTGCAGTATGGCAATTCGTTGCGCGTAGTTCGTGCATTAACAGGCAACCTTAACGCTACTACTTCTGGTACCGGCCTTTTGGTTAAAAACGACGAGCATTTTGCATCTGTAACGCCCGGTGGTACAGATACATTCCTTGCTCGCTTTCCTGGTGTATTAGGTAACTCATTAAAAGTTTCAGTCTGTCCTGCAGATGCAACAGCTTTTGCCGCATGGGCATATGCTTCTAGCTTTGATGCAATTCCTAGTACTTCTGCATATTCAGTAGCAAATAGTGGTGATACCGCTGATGAAATGCACATTGTAGTTCTAGACGAAGATGGAGCCATCACTGGCGCCGCTGGTACAGTACTAGAAACATTTGCATTCGTCTCTCAAGCCTCAGATGCTAAAGCAGCTGATGGTACTGATAACTACTACGCAAACGTAATTAACAACTCATCTGCATATGTTCGTTGGGGTGCTCACACCTCAGCATTAACTGATGCAGGTTCTGCTGTTAATGCCGCGGCTGGTTCCGCATTCGTTACTGGTTCTGCTGCAATCACGGTATCACTTACTGGTGGTACTTCAGATGACGCTCCAACAGTTGGCGAATTATCAACAGCTTATGACATGTATGACGATTCAGAAACTGTCGACGTAAACTTGCTAATTGGTCCTGAAACTTCAGTTGCAGATGATGTGACTATGGCTAACTACATGATCGCTATTGCCGAAGGCCGTAAAGATTGTGTTGCGTTTGTTTCCCCTGCCGTTGCAGTAACAGTTAATAACGATTCAGCAGCTGCTAACGTGAAAGCTTGGGCCGATGCCCTTACTTCTTCATCTTATGCAGTATTCGATTCAACTTCTTTATATGTGTACGATAAGTACAATGACACATATCGTTGGATTGTAGCTTCAGGTGCAATTGCTGGTTTGTGTGCAAACACAGATAACGTTGCCGATGCATGGTTCTCTCCTGCTGGTTTCTCACGTGGTCAAATCCGCGGTGTAACTAAGATTGCTTTCAATCCTAAGAAAGCTGCACGAGATGATCTATATAAAGCTCGCGTTAATCCAATTGTTAGCTTCCCTGGCGAAGGTATTATTTTATACGGTGATAAGACTGCCTCTACTCGTCCAAGTGCGTTTGATCGCATTAACGTTCGTAGGTTGTTCATCACTTTAGAAAAGGCGGTAAGTACTGCTGCTAAGTTCCAGCTGTTTGAATTCAATGATGAGTTCACTCGTGCGCAATTCCGCAACCTAGTTGAACCATTCTTGCGAGATGTAAAGGGTCGACGCGGTATCACTGATTTCTCAGTTGTTTGTGACGCTACAAATAATACTGGTGCAGTCATTGATGGTAACCGTTTCGTAGCCGATATATACATTAAGCCTGCTCGTTCGATTAACTTTATTACATTGAACTTCGTTGCCACGCGTAATGGCGTTGAGTTCTCTGAAATCATTGGTCAATAAGGAGACTTAAATATGGCTATTTTAGGCGTTGATGACTTTAAATCCAAGTTGACAGGCGGTGGTGCTCGTGCTAACTTATTTAAAGCTACATTAAACTTCCCCGGTTATGCTGGGGGCAATGTTGAGCTAGCATCATTTATGTGTAAAGCTGCTCAACTTCCTGGTTCTATCATTGCACCAATCACTATCCCGTTCCGTGGACGTCAATTGCAAATTGCAGGCGATCGTACATTTGAGCCATGGTCAGTGACTATCATCAATGACGTTCAAATGGAAACGCGTGATGCGTTCGAACGTTGGATGAATGGTATTAACCAACACAGTGCAAACACTGGTTTAACTAACCCTGTCGATTATCAAGCTGACATGGTAGTAGAACAGTTGAATAAAGCTGGCGAAGTAGTAAAGCGTTATGACTTCCGTGGAACTTTCCCGACTAACATCTCTGCAATCGATGTATCATACGATTCAGAAAACGTTATCGAAGAGTTTACTGTTGAACTTCAGGTTCAATATTGGGAATCAAACACTACTTCTTAAAGCGTTATAAATAACAGTATAAGCGAAGGGGATTCATCTCCTTCGCGATTATTGTGAGGATAGTAAATTGGCCGACTTTTTTGGTTTTGAAATAAAGAAAAAGGATCAAGAGAAGGATGATCGCACACGCGCATCGTTTGTTGCTCCTATGGATGAAGATGAGGGTATTGGTAACGTTATCAATGCCGGTGGTCACTTTGGCCAATACGTTGATATTAATGGAGACCAAACAAAGTCTGAAAAAGAGCTGATTCTAAAGTATCGTGATATTTCACAGCATACTGAATGTGATGCCGCAGTTGAAGACATTGTTAACGAAGCAATTGTTTCTGATGATGACTCTTCCCCAGTATCACTAATTATGAATGATTTAGATCAACCTGATCGAATCAAGAAAATGATCAACGAGGAATTTGAGCATGTAGTATCAATGCTTAATATGAACTGGTATGGTCATGACATATTCCGTCGATGGTATGTAGATGGTCGTTTGTACTATCATAAGATCATTGATGAAGCAAATCCTAAGAACGGTTTAATAGAACTGCGTTCAATAGATCCAACAAAGATCCGCAAAGTTCGTGAACTGAAAAAGGAAAAAGATCCTAAGACTGGTGCTGAAATCATCATAGGTTCTACAGAGTACTTTATCTTTCAAAATGAATCGCTTGGATCAAAAGCCCAAGGATTAAAGATTGCTAAAGATGCAGTTGCATACGTTACCTCTGGTCTATTAGATCCAAGTCGTAAGAAAATCTTATCACACTTACACAAAGCTTTGAAGCCAGTTAATCAGCTTCGAATGATGGAAGATTCATTAGTAATCTATCGTCTTGCTCGTGCCCCTGAACGTCGTATCTTTTATATTGACGTAGGTAACCTTCCAAAGGGTAAGGCAGAAGAATATCTTCGTAATATCATGGCTAAATATCGTAACAAGATGGTTTACGATGCCGAAACCGGTGATATGAAAGATGACAAGAAGCATATGTCAATGCTCGAAGATTTCTGGTTGCCACGTCGTGAAGGTGGTCGTGGAACTGAGATTTCTACTCTACCTGGTGGCGAAAACCTAGGACAGATTGATGACATCGAGTACTTCCGTCGTAAGCTATATAAGTCTCTTAATGTACCAAGTGGTCGTTTAGAGCAAGAGCAACAGTTTAACCTTGGTCGATCTACAGAGATCTCACGGGATGAACTTAAGTTTCAGAAGTTTATTAATAGGTTACGTAAGAAATTCTCTGCGTTATTCATTGATATTCTAAAGACTCAGCTTATTCTTAAGGGTGTTGTTACCAATGAAGAATGGGAAGATATTAGATCAGATATATCTGTAGACTTCTTGAAGGATAACCACTTCTCTGAGTTAAAAGATGCTGAGCTATTAAGAGAACGTTTAGGTACACTACGCGAAATTGATGAGTACGCAGGTCGTTACTATTCTGTTGAGTGGATTCGTAAAAATGTGTTAATGCAAAATGACGAAGATATTGAAGACATCATTAAACAGATTGATGCTGAAGGTATGAATGATACCGAAGAAGAAGTGTAAAAATGAACTTGTATAAATAAACGAAAGGTGAGAGTAATATGACTGATGTAAATGATTTAATTAATGCATTAAAAAGTGATAGTAGTAACGATGCGAATAACACGTTCGCTGCACTTATGCAAGGGAAAATTAATGGAGCGATGGATGATCGTAAGATCGCTATAGCTCAGGGTATGACAGGTACCTCAGTAGAAACAGAGGATGAAGATTTCAATGATGAAGTTCAATGAATTCAGGTTACAACCTAATGCCGTATCTGAAGCTACTAAGAAATTTAAAGTAGGTAAAGGTAAATACACCGCTGAAATTAAAGCCAAAGGTTCTAAGTTTGTTGCATCGATTGATGGACAAGCATTAGACACATTTAAAACAGAAA